GCCAGGCACTGCCTCGCCAACATAAGTAAATCCATTTGTTGGGTCTTCATCTACTAGTTTATCGTATTGCACTTCTAAGTCTGCCTTTAGTCTATCTAATATTGTTAAGAATGGTTGTACAACAAACTTCTTTTTATTAGGATCAAACACTAAAATGCTATCGCCGACTACGCTTGACAAACGTGTTTTATCAACATCGGCGTTATCAAGTATCTTATATGAACCACCCCCACCAAGAGTAGATAATGATTTCTGAACATTAGCGAGAGTACGTTCTACGTTTTTATTTACAGCAGTAGAGTTTTCGCTGAGCCTTTCGTTGAATTGTGTTAGTGCTTCCTCAAACCTTTCTTTATAATCTGGTCCTGCTTCGCCTTGGATTCCTTGAGGTCCAGTTTCTCCTCGTTCGCCTTTTTCTCCACGAAGTCCAGTATCTCCTTTGTCTCCTTTGAGACCCTGTATTCCTTGAGCGCCTTGTAACCCCACGTCTCCCTTTGGACCAGCAACGCCTTGAGCGCCATCTTTGCCCCGCTCACCAGTTTTTCCAGTGTCTCCTTTGGCTCCGGTCTTTCCTGTATCACCTGTTAGTCCCCTTTCACCTTGCGGACCAGTTTCACCCACAGGTCCGATATCGCCCTTATCACCTTTGAGTCCTTGAAGCCCTTGTAATCCCTGTTCTCCAGTCTCGCCCTTTTCACCTCTCTCACCGTCTTTGCCATCAACGCCATCACGTCCGGATGTTCCGTCAGCACCGGCATCTCCGGTTTCACCGCGTTGTCCAGTATCTCCTTTGACGCCTTTGTCGCCTTTAACACCCTTATCTCCTTTTGGTCCATCAAGACCCATAGGACCACGTACAGTTTCGACTTCATTTATGATGTCAAACCATTTTTCTTCTAACTGTCCTATCCGCTTTTCCGTATGTGCTATACCAAATGCGGTAGTTACAACAGGACTAATCTTGCTCATTCAATTTGCTCATATAACGAGTCATGTTTTCGAGAAGTTCATCTTCTTGAGATGGAATATACTTTTCTTTTTTCTCTTGGGGTTTTTCTGGTTCAACTACCGTTACTGGCGTTGGTGCTTGCTCCTGTGGAGCAGGTTCTTCGTCTTCTTTGTCAGCAATGTCACCAGCAGAAATCTCAGCGTCTATCTGTTTCTGCATATCTTTCATGTCTTCTGCAGATAAACGCAAAATGTTCTTCATGATCCATTCTTTACTCAGATATTCGCCCACAAACTGAGACGCTTCTGACATTATACCCAACCGATCTCTTAGGATCTCTGTTTCCTTCAATTCTGAGAAATAGTTATCTTTGATAAAATCAACAGAAATGTCATTCTTCCATTGTTGCCAATCTTGTTCGGTAATAATGCCTTTAATTATAAGTTGTTTCTTTAATACGCCAAGGAATACCTGTGCAAACCTTTTTCGTAAACGATCAATAAATTTCTGAAACTTAACTTCGTCTCTAGAAATCTCGGTTGACCTTCCTAGAGAAAATTGAGTCTCTTGCTCTAAACGACCAAGAGGTACGTTCAGCGAACGATATAATCTTTTCTGGAAATAAACGATGTCGTCAATCTGACCAAGGTTATCGCCGCCAGGAAGTGTAGAAATTTCTGTTCCTCTACCGCCTTCTCTTCGTGGCAACCAGAAGTCTTCAAGCATAGACATATGCTTACGGTCATCCTTTAATTGACCAGTGTCTGCATCATAAACCAATTTGTTACGATACTTTGCCATGATATCTTTCATGTATTGTTCTGCTTTGCCTCGTGGCAAACTACCAACATCAATATAAAAAATACGGCGTTCTGGTGCTCGGGCAAGACGGTAGATGACCAGACTGTCTTCCATCATCCGTAATTGATTGATTGGTTTAAGTGCTTTATGTAAGTGAGAGACTACCTTTCTTTTAGTCTCGTCTAATAATCCAGAGGTGACATAACTCACCGAGTCGACCGAAAGTTTAACTGCGGTATTTGCTTGTCCGGGTTTTTCTTCGAAAATATAAAATTCATCAGTGTCATTAACAATTTTCGCGCCGGTTCTTGGGTCTGTTTTGTAATTTACTTTTTTAACTTTACGAATCTTGGATGCGTCGATTTGACGGATTTCTTGAATACCTGCTTTGAGGTTAGATTCGTTTACTAGTAAGTGGTGGTAAATCCGGCCATCCACATACCATGACCTGAAAATATCGTGACCCAGTTCATTGAATTTGAACATTGACACCACATTCTCGAATTCATCTATAATTTGATCTTTAATTTTATCAGGCGCTTCAACTTTATCCAAACCAAGTTCAACATTAGATTCCAATTCCGAAGCGCTAATAGATTCGTTAACAATTTCTTCGATCGCCATATCAACTTCGGGTTGCATAGAAACCCCGCGATACTTAAGAATTAGTTGGTGATTGTCCTTTGAATTATCGCCGTCCATGTTAATGAACTGACCATAATGTCCAGCAGCAGAAGTTACGTATCCAGCTCCGTCATCATCAGTCGGAGGCACAATAGAGACAAGGTTCGACCCTTTCTCTTTTTTATTTCTACGTATTTCAAAACCAAATAATTTAATAATACTATCGTCTGCCATATTCTGTATCCAAATAAAAAAATAATGGGACGCCCGAAGACGTCCCAATTATTTAGTTAAACATTAACTAGTTGAATTTGATTCCCAGTACTGGACTTGGAATTCAACTGTGAACCTTTCAATGTCGTCTACAGTTGCATAGTTGACGTCGATGGGTGAAACATTCGTCGGAAAACAACCACGCAGGTTGTAACGCTTCAGAATAGAACCATCTTTGTCTAACTGCTCAACCAACAAATCAGATTGATAATCTACAGGATTAGTCAACCCAACATTTGCTGAGTGTGCGTTCATGCCATTCATCCATCGCTCCATTGAATCGCGAACAGTAAAATCTGTATCATTGATAACAGTTACTGTCCAAGGTTCGAAAGTTCGATCCCCTGCGACCTTTAACTGGCGTCCACGAAAGGGAATTGTAATAAGACCCATTGTTGAACCAGGTAATTGAGCGGCTTCACACAAGAAAGATGTCAGTTCGACATCTCCGCCTGCATATGCGGGGAAGTTTACGGTTGCTTGGAATAGATTTGGCCTAGCACCACCACCTCGCAGTTTTGATTTAAAGTCATCGACTCCTAAAATTGCCATTTGTTATTTCTCCTTAATGGTGTGCTATACTGTACCAACGACTTCACTAAACTCAACACCGGTGCGAACTGCAACAAAGTTAAGAGTGATGTAATTGATGGAACGAGCTGGTTTGATAAACACTGAACAAATAAACTCGTTACGGTCAATGACCGCAGCAGTATTGTTTGTTTCGTCGCAGACAACTCGGAAATCTGTAATACCGCGTCGACCCTGAATTTCCCGAAGGAAGGGTTCAACAATATTTACAAATTCGGCACGAGTAAATTCATCGTTGAATTCAAACATTACGTTTCTTGCTGCTGCAGCGATTGCACGCTCTACTGCTAAGAATAACCTACGAACGTTAATTCGGTCAAAGGCAGAAGGACGCGATTCTTTAGTCTTGTCGCCAAAAAGAATAACACCTTGCCCTGGAAGATTAACGATAGGATTAATTCCTGCTTTATACAATGTATCTCTTTGCGACTTATTAGCCGTATAAGATAAGGAAGTTACGCCAAAATATTGACCCCTTCTATTACCTGCCGGAGAGAACCAAGGTGCTGCTACAGCATCAGTTGCCGCCATTAACCCTGCAGTAGAACCTGCAGCGGGAATGAAGACATACTGGTCATTATACTTATCATAAACTTTAAGATAGTTGTTGTCAACTACCAAGTAAGATGATGAGGAAAATTGACCCGCTGTGGTTACAGACGAGGTTACTGCAGCTGCTGGGGTTTGCCCGATTACTGCGGTTCGGTCAGGTGAAGTTACTACAATACAGTCTTTTCTTAAAGATCCTGCCGTGGCAACGAGGTCGTTGACTACGGTTGCTTGATCTGCTGATGCCGCCATGCCAGGTGCAATTAAGAAATCTACCTGAATGTCTTCTGTGCTTTCGAACACATCAAACCCAGAAAGGATTTGTGAAGTACCGATAGTGCCACCATTACTTCCGCTACCAAGACTGAATGTTTTGGTGGTTGGAGAAGCAAGTGCAAAGTTAGTTCCAGAACCATTTCCTGCTGCAGTCGAAGACTCATCAAACGTAGCATTAGCGGCGTCTGCTGTGTTATTAAGACTAACTGCCCAAACATAAGTAGAACGGTTATTGACAACGTCTAAAACGTTATTGCCAGTTCCATCGTTTGTTTTGGCATCTGTCGCTAAGGACAGAAAGGGGAAAGTTTCGAGAACTGTTCCAGGCGTTCCAGTTAAAGAACCCAATTTGTCAATTACGACAACGTGGACTTCGTCATTATTGCCGCTGGCATTAGTAGCATAAGATGATGTAGCAGGAGCAGCATCAAAATAACTTCTATATGCCCAAGCATCATACGTAGCATCAGCAGCTGATTGAGGGCAAACTTGTACCTCAATGCTGTTGCCAGCAGACCCAGGATACTTTGCCACAAATGTGTGACTAGCGGTCTTTAAAGACGCTTTCTGGTTATCGAAAGCAGTAGAGTTCTTAATGAGTGGGATAGATGCAAATGATTCATCTGAATCACAAGCATTTCCAGCAGAGTCAGTCATGACCCTTGAAACATAAAGACTTGTAGAGTAACGCAAAAACGAAGAAGCAGATAAAAAATCTACTGCATTCGTTATAGATGGAGAACCAAAAGTTGACACCAGTGTTGATTCGTTGTCGATCAGCACGGGAGTAGCAGCTGGTCCCCATGAAAATTCTCCGGTAATAGCACCAGTTGAAGTAGTAACCGAAGGGACTACGCCCGTGAGGTCAATTTCTTTAACGGTGATACTGGGAGACGCGGATGGGGTAAAAAGAGCCATATTCGTTTCCTTTTTCTTTTATTAGCTAATAATAAGATTTACATAATACGGATACATATCAATGTTATTTATTTATAATTACCAAGATTTGGAAGTATCTGCATCAAAAATTTGCCAATCGTATGTCAATTCTCCAGGTCTATTTTTATTTTCATATTCTTCGATTACGTCAGAAGCGTCGTCAATAAAACCAAAGGGCAAAACATCTTCCTCGATCAATCTCATTTTCTCGGAGAACATCATTTCTTTAAGGTTAATATCGGTCATATCAGAAAACATTTGTTGTGTGACAAAATACCCCAACATGACAAGGTTCATAACCAAATCGTCGTGATTTCCGTCTGACGCTTCGTATGATTGTCCTTTACCGACAAAGGTTGATATTTCTAAAATTGTGTTCTCATCAAATATTTCTAACTTCCCTGTTTCGAGAAGGTCTTTAAATCCAGAACATCCTAATCGCTTGGTTTTGCGATTTATTTCTACTCCTATATGAGAGGATTTTACTGTCGAAGATACATGAGTGTTTTCGTATTCTAGGTCATGGTATAGTCCATTGCAGACTACGCCACCTTGGTCGTTTGCCTCAACAACAACATATGCTTGGTTGTAGGCAGTTGCATACTTATATATAATATCAGGGAAGAGTATTGGAGAGATAGTATTGTTCCGATACACAGCCGCTTGACTAAAAGGGCGTGTCGTAATGTCAATAACAGTGAACGTAGAATAGTCCTGACCTCTTCCTTTCGATACATCAACGGTCATGATGTATTCGTGCCCTGCGCAGGGTTCTGTATAGATGGACAATAGACCGCCCTCTAAGACCCGCAGAGGCTCTTTTGCTCGTAATGACATAAGAGTCTCTGCATTTATTAGGGTATCACCTGTACCAAAAAAAGTGTTCCCAAATTCCTGATCAAACTGTAGCGGACTAGTATTTGCAATTGTAGTCTCTTTCCATTTTTCATCTCTACCAGGAACGTCGTACCAATCAACTCTGAATGGTTTAAACTCGTTTACGCCTTGGTTTGCGCCTTCCCATATTTTGTGGTAGATGTTTCCGATACCGTTGGCGGTTGAGGTGATGATGACTTTGGTGTCTTTTCCTGCGGATACAACAGGATAGGTAGAAGTGTAAAATTCAGATGCTCGCTCAACAAAAGCAAACTCATCGAGATAGAGCAAATTGACAGACATACCACGAATAGAAGACCCGCTAGTAGCAGCAGCAATAATCCTACTATTATTAGAAAACTCGATAGAACCTTTGTTGAGAGTTTTACAGCCAGGTTGTAAAAAGAAAGGAAGATTCTCAAGCATAAGTGTAACGCGACTGAGCATTTCCCTTGAGGTTGCTCCTTTGTTCGCGAGAACGGCAATGGTCTTTTCGGGGTGGAAGACTGCGTACCAGAGTAAGTAGGCGACAGAGGAGATTGATTTACCAGACTGTCGGCAAGCAAGTACAATATTAAAACGATTGTCGTTAAAATGGTTGAACATACGTTCTTGATAGGGGTAAAGATTGAAAGGAACGAGACCGCTGTCCAACGAAATAATTTTGACATACTCACGCGCAAAATGTGCGGGGTTTTCCATGCATTTTTTATACTCAAGGACTTCCTCCTTAGTCCATTGTTGTACAACACCATCGCGCTTGACATTTATATTGCCAAGATAAGTTTCGTTATTCATTCTCAACGCTAGAGACATTAATCACCTTTTCATCATCATTATTTTGCAATAGTCTTTGTAAATCTGTTGTACTTCCAAGAAAGACATTATTATTAGTTATTTGTTTTTGTTCGGGTTTGTCTTCTCTGATCACATCTTTATGCTTCTTGTTCAAGTCCATCAATTTGTCAGTCACATCAGCGATGTTTTTTATCATGCCAGATAATACTTCGAACGCTCTCGGGTGTTCGCTCTCGC